GCATCGAGGCTGGCTGTGGCATCGAGGCTGGCTGTGGCATCGAGGCTGGCTGTGGCATCGAGGCTGGCGATGGCATCAAGGCTGGCTGGGGCATCGAGGCTGGCTGTGGCATCGAGGCTGGGGCTTTTATCAGCGTCAAAAAACGGATTTTTGCAGGGATATCCATTTATCGCACCAGCAAAGATTGTGATAAAACGATCCGCTGCACAGAACTGCGGGATGGAGAGGTCTGCTATGGTGACCTGATCCTGACAGGGAGCGAGGAAAAGCCTGATGAAGATTGAATTTACCGTTCCCGGTATTCCGGTGGGCAAGGGTCGTCCCCGGTTCACAAGGGACGGCCACGCACATACCCCGCAGAAAACGCGGGAGTACGAAAACAAGGTGGTCCAGTGCTGGCAGTGCCAGAGCGGAAAAGGCTTTGCGGACGGCATCCCGCTCAGGGCCACCGTCACGGCGTTTTTCACGATCCCCAAGAGCATGCCGAAGAAAAAGGCCGCTGCGATAGACGGTACGCCCCACACCAAGCGCCCTGACGCTGACAACGTAGCGAAGGCCATCCTGGATGCGCTGAACGGCCACGCCTACAACGATGACACCGCAATCGCACTGCTGACCGTGCGGAAATATCAAACAACCGGGGCCTCCCGCGTGGAGGTCATTATTGAGGAGGCAGAATGATGGATGCTGTGGAGTTTTTGGACAAGGTTGACCGTCTCAGTAAAAGGGGATCTACCGAAGAAAAAATGCGCTACAACGATTATAGGACAGCAGGAGATAACACGTGGGCGGTGAAGTTTGTCGAGCAGTGGGCCGCCGAGCACCCCGTTAAAACCCGCCAGAGCGTGTTTCTGGAGATGTTTCCCAATGCACCAAAATATCCAGATACAAAGATTGTCGTAATATCCCCTTGCGAAGTGGATGAAGTTTTGCGTGGGAATTGCCCCGGCGTTGGATGTTGCCCGGAGTGCCGGAAGAAATTTTGGCTTGCGGAGGTGGAGGACGTATGAAACTATTGATCGGCGGAAGTCCCTGCACACATTGGAGCATCGCACAGACGAAGAACCGCGAGACAGAGGCCAGCGGCATCGGCTGGGAGCTGTTCCTGAACTACCGTATCGCCCGCGACAAGTACAAGCCGGATTTCTTTCTCTACGAGAACAACAAGTCCATGTCGCCCGCTATCCGGGCGCAGATCACAGCAGAACTGGGAGTGGAACCCGTGCTTATCAACTCCGCCCTGGTGAGCGCGCAGAACCGCCAGCGGCTCTACTGGGTGGGAAAGCGTAACCCGGACGGCACATACAGCCAAGTCTATGTGGAACAGCCGGAGGACAGGGGTATTCTGCTGCAGGATATTCTGGAAACGGGTATAGTATGGCAAGAAAAGAGTTACTGCATTGCGGCTACGGAATACAAGGGAAGCAATCCGCAGCAGACGCTTTCAAAGCATCGCCGCACGATGGTAGCGGAGCCGGTCAGAATCGGAACCATTGAGAATGACGCAAAGAAGCAGGACTTTGACAGCCAGCAATACCGGGTATATCCCCCGGATGGCAAAAGCGTGACCCTGTGCGGACAGGGCGGCGGCGTGGGGGCGAAAACTGGGCTTTATGCCGTCCCCGTCCGCGTCGGTGCCATGCCGAACAAGGACGGAGAACTGGGCACCAGCCAAAGCAGCCGCATTTACAGTACCGACGGGAAAAGCGTTTCCCTCAAGGCAAGACCAAACGGCGGCGGGGCTGACGGAGCATCTACCGGCCTGTATGCGGTGCCTGTCGGTATGGCGTGGCGCGGGCGTGAAAATGGTTCCGCTTTTGAAGTGCGGGACGACCAGAAAAGTAACGCCGTGGCCGCTACCGGACACCAAAGCCGCCTGGTGATTGAGGCGGCGGACGGAAAGCAAATGCCTGTCTATGAGGTTCGCGGCGGGCGGATCACCATCAAAGGAAAGACATACCCCACTAAACTGGCAGACGGCTTTTACATCATCCGCAAGCTGACGGTCCGCGAGTGTATGCGCCTCCAGACCGTGCCGGAGAAATATGTCTTTCCTGTCAGCGCCACCCAAGCGTATAAAATGCTGGGTAACGGCTGGACGGTGGATGTGACCACCCACATTATGAGCCATTTTACCGGGCTAACGGAGGAGCCGGTGGAAGTGCTTTCTATGTACGACGGTATGAGCTGCGGCCATATCGCGCTGGACAAGCTGGGCGCGGAGATCACCGCCTACTATGCAACCGAGATCGACAAGTACGCCATCCAAACCACACAGCACAATTACCCGGACACCGTACAACTGGGCGACGCGTTTCAGGTGCGGGACAATAATTGGAGATTGGGGGAGGAACTATGAGAGATACAAACCTCGTAAATGCGCTGCGTGAGCACGCGGAATGGGCGCGAGCGAATGAGTGGGAAACGCCGATCACGCTGGGCGATGATCTGGTGAATGCCGCTGATCGGATCGCCAACCAGAGCACCCACATCGCGGCGCTCCAGCAGGAAATTGAGAAGCTGCGGGGGCAGCTAAAAGCCTACGAGGACACGGAGCTGACGCCGGAGGAAATTAACGATTTGGCGAGTGTGCGGGAAATATCGCCGGAAGCAGAATACGCCATCAACAAGCACGCCGACAATATCATTGAGCGGCTTGACAAACTGCTCCACCAGACGGATGACGATGCTCGCCTGCGCGAGCTTGCCGAGGCCGACAGAGCCGGTCGGCTGGTGGTGCTGCCGTGCAAGGTTGGCCAGCGGGTGTTCGCCTTGCTGGACACGGATAAGCATATAAGCGAGTGCGAGGTCAAGCAGATTGGCATGGGCAATAAAATCGGCTTTATTGGCCTTGAGCCAATAGGCGCCAGAGGGCGGGAGTATGGCGTATCGCTGAACGGATTTGGTAAGACCGTATTCCTGACCCGCGAGGAGGCGGAGAAAGCATTGGAGGCGAAGAAGGATGAGTAAAGCCGTACTTATCAGCATCCGCCCCAAGTGGGTGGAGAAGATCGTCAATGGTGAGAAAACCATCGAGGTCCGAAAGACGCGCCCGAAGCTGGAAACGCCGTTCAAATGTTACATCTACTGCACGCTGCCAAAATATCCGCACGAGGACTTCATTGCGACGGACTATCCAAGGCCACAGTTTTACGGCGGCGGCAAGGTCATTGGAGAGTTTACCTGTGAAAGAATCGCCCTTATTGCATACGATGGCGGCGAGTTAAGTAGTACAACAAATGCCGCCTTTTCCCCTGCGACGTGCTTAACTCAGACAGAAATTATAGCTTATATCGGCGATAAGGGGCGTTGTTACGGCTGGCATATCTCCGACCTGCTGATCTATGACCAGCCGCGCGAACTAAGTGAGTTCCGGCGTGCAACTGACCCGTGCGATTCTTGCCATGCAGAATACACATGGGAATGCACAGGCTGCAAAAAATTGAGCGGTGACATCAAGCGCCCGCCCCAGAGCTGGTGCTATGTGGAGGCGATGAAGGATGACTGAATTAAAACCGTGCCCGTTCTGTGGCGGTAAAGTTAGCCTTGTTCTATGTGATGACGAAGGGAATCTGCATGATGAGGCATATAGAGAACGTCCCTATAGTGGGCTTGGCTTTATGCTTCACCACGCTCACGAGGAAAACCCGGAATGCCCGATTGCAAGCTATGAGTGCGATGGCGGGATTTTGGGCGGTGTGCATATTTACGACACGGAAGAACAAGCCGCTGAGGTATGGAACAGGAGGGAGAAAAGAACATATGGGCGGTGGATTGAGCGAGAGAAATACACTTTTGGCACAATGTATGACTGCTCTATTTGCGGCACTCGCATTCTTGATAACGGGCATTCATGGAATTACTGTTCCCACTGCGGGGCCAAGATGGACGGAGGTGCTGACAATGAGGCTGGTTGATGTTGATGAAGCATTGAGACTGTTTGGCGAAGAATACGAGAAAACGAAAGAATTGATACACAACGGTGAATCTCAGCTTGATAGCCTTGCCGAGGGATTTACAGAAGCACATCACATAATCAAGTATGTTCTTCCAACCGTTGATGCAGTGCCCGTGGTGCGGTGCAAGGACTGCAAGCACTTGTGCGTGTGGAACCGAAAAGACATATACGCATTTTGCCCCAAAACAAACATCGTGTTTTTGCCATTTGATAAGGACACAAGGGCATTCTTTTGCAGCCTTGGCGAGAGAAAGGAAGGCGGGGATGGCTAAACAATCCGCTTACTTACAGCGCCGGGAGGCAGAGCTGGATGCCACCTTCAACGCCGGTGCGGCGATGGCGATGCAATTCGCCATGGACACGCTCCAGATGGCCCTCCACCAGACGGAGGGCTGGGGCTATGACCGGATCATGCGGATCACCCATAACTGGATTGCCGTTCAGCGGGAATACAAACCGGCGCTTGACTGCCGGAACCCAGAGGCAGACGTCCGGCAGGAGCACATGGATCGGGTGCTGGCGGAGATCATCCGGGACAAGGCGAAGCTGATCCCATTCCCGGACAGATACAAGGATCTGAAAAAGATCCGTTATGGGAGGTAACTATGCAGAAGGAAGATATATTACTCCTGCGCATCTACGCGAAGAATAATATGAATTGCGTGAAAACCGCAAAGGAGATGAATATCCATCAAAGCAGCGTGATCTATCGGTTTGGGAAGATCAAGACGGAAACCGGGCTGGATGCGCGAAAGTTCTGGGACTTGGTAAAGTTGCTGGAAATGGAGGAATCATGAAACTTGGACAGGTGGTTCGGGCCAGATTCAAGTCCATACCTTCCCAGCTGGAACGGCAGCACCCGACGTATGAGCAGCTGTATCCGTTCCGACGCGGAGAGGTAATTTACATCCACCCAAAGGGCCGGTTTGTCAGTGTGCGCACGGAAACGGCGGGCGGACCCGTGGTAGAGAATTTCCGGCTATGTGAGGTGGTTATGTGAGTACATTCCCGGAACGGCTGCGGAAGCTAAGGGAATCTGAGCGGCCTGCTAAAAGCATGAGAGTGAAAGCGGAGCTGATTGGAATCGGGCATGATACGCTGCGGAAGTACGAAACCGGGGAGAACGAACCGGCTCTCAGCCAATTGAAACTGATAGCAAATCATTACCACGTCAGCTTGGATGAGCTTGCATGGGACGAGGGCGAGCGAGATGGCAAACCTTTATAGTATCGCAAAAAAAATTGGTCTTTGCCCCTGATTCGGGGCAAGCGCAGAAAAATATGTGTCAGAATGAGGGTGCGGGGTTATATCCGTATCCTCATTCCATCCATCCTTTCTTTCCTCCTGACCCCGGCGGATGCCGGGGGTATGCAGACGTAGCTCAGTTGGGAGAGCACCGCACCAGATGGGCGGTATGCGCAGGTTCGAGTCCCGCCGTCTGCACCATGGCAGGGAGCGTTTCGGAGTGATACGCCTCTGCCCCTGTTCGTAAAATATAAGCTGCGGCCTGTAAAAGCAGCTCGTCTCCGGCAACTGGTCCTTGCCCCTGATGCCCCGGTGCAATTCCGGTTGGGTATAGGACCCCTCGCACCTCTCAACGATGTGGCCCAGAGGGGACATTACGCATTGTGGCTTAGTTGGAAGAGCCATTCAGTGTAGAGTGCCCTTCGGGGCGGGTAAAGTCTGCTATGTAAGGCCAAGGGGTGGGGGCTGGTAGCAAAATAATGTTAAGAGGTTATGCAAAATGAAAAAGTATATCGGCGTGAAAATCATTGAGGCGGTCCCCGCTATTCGCAAGGGCTGCAGAGTTTATGAGAAGGACCAGCCCATTCCCAAGAGCATGGCCCCTGATGAGGAGGGCTATAAGGTCTGCTACTCGGACGGCTATGAAAGCTGGAGCCCAAAGGCGGTATTCGAGGAAGCGTACCGCCCCATCGACGGCATGAACTTCGGTTTGGCTATCGAGGCATTGAAGAAGGGAAAGAAATGCAGGCGGGCAGGTTGGAACGGGAAGAACCAGCACATCGAGCTGGCTTCCGCCATCAGTTACACGTCCCCGGAGGGAACAATCGTCAACGCCAACCACGAGGCCATCGGCAACAAGGCCATCGCATTCTGCGGCACTTCCGGCGTGCAGATGGGGTGGCTTGCAAGCCAAGCGGATATGCTTGCCGATGATTGGATGATCGTGGAGTAAATCATTACCGGTAGCAAAACAAAAGGGAGTGAGCGCATGGCTGGCGGAGCGCCAAGAAAATGGAAAAGCGTAAAGGCGATGCAGGAAGCCATTGACGCTTACTTTGAGAGCTGCAAAGGAACACCGCTTATGATTGATGGCGATGTTGCCACAGATAAATACGGAAGGCCGATTATTTTAGATGAAAAGCCGCCGACGGTAACAGGGCTGGCGCTGTCGCTTGGGTTCACAGGGCGGCAGGCGCTGATTGATTATCAGGGGAGACCGGAGTTCGCGGACACGGTTACGCGCGCGAAGTCCCGCTGCGAGGAATACGCCGAATCCCGGCTGTACGATAAGGACGGTGCCAATGGCGCGAAATTCTCGCTTGGCTGCAATTTTGGCTGGCGGGCCACAGAAGAAAAGCCGCCGACGGCGGCAGGCGGCATTGTGCTGCTGCCTGCGGTGATGGATACGCCGAAGCCGCCGGAGGATGAGACGTGACAGGCCAGACGGTGATCTGGAAGCCGCAGCCGAAACAGGCTGCATTCATGAGCCGGTTTGAGGATGAGGCGTTGTATGGTGGCGCTGCCGGAGGCGGCAAAAGCGACGCACTGGTGATGGAGGCCCTGCGGCAGGTGGACATTCCCTATTACCGTGGGCTGATCGTACGGCGGACCTATCCGCAGCTGGAGGATCTGATCGGTAAGACGCTGCGGCTGTATCCAAGCATCTATCCGGGTGCAAAGTACAACGATAGCAAGCACGTCTGGAAATTCCCTTCGGGAGCCGTGGTGATCTTCGGCTCCCTGCCGCATGTCAAGGACAAGTACAACTACCAGGGCAAGCCGTATGACTTCATCGGCTTTGACGAGCTGACGCAGTTTCCCTATGAGCTGTATGACTACCTGACGCATTCACGAAACCGGCCCAACGGTCCGGGGACCCGCGTTTACTCCCGCGCCACGGCGAACCCCGGTGGCGTGGGGCATGGGTGGGTCAAGGAAATGTTTATCACGGCGGCTCCGCCCATGCAAACGGTATGGAAGCAGGTCAAGGTGCAGACGCCTGATGGGATGCAATCCAAGTGGAAGTCCTCGGTGTTCGTTCCGTCCACGGTGTTTGACAACCAGGCTCTGCTGGACAATGACCCGGACTACATATACCGGCTGGCCAGTATGCCGGAAGCGGAGCGGAACGCCCTGCTGTACGGAGACTGGGACAGCTTCTCCGGCCAGGTGTTCACAGAGTGGCGGAATGACCGGGAGCATTACAGAGACCATATCAAGACCCACGTCATTGAACCATTTCGCATTCCGGAAAACTGGAATGTGTGGCGGGCGATGGACTGGGGCTATACGCGGCCCTTCTCCGTTGGCTGGTACGCCGTGGATCATGACCGGCGGCTTTACCGCATCCGGGAACTGTACGGCTGCACGGGCACACCCAATGAGGGCGTGAAGTGGACACCGGATCATGTGGCGGAGGAAATCCGCCGCATTGAGCGGGAGGACCCCAATTTACAGGGGCGGACGGTGCGGGGCGTGGCAGATCCGGCCATCTTTGGCAACAGCGGCACGGAAAGCGTGGCAGCGGTGATGGAGCGCAAGGGCGTGTTTTGGGAGCCGGGGCAGCATGACCGGCTGAACGGCAAGATGCAGATCCACAACCGGCTGGCCTTTGATGGGCAGGGCATCCCCATGCTGTATGTGTTCGACACCTGTAAGCATTTCATCCGGACGGTGACAAACCTGGTATACAGCGAGACGGACGTTGAGGACGTGGACACCGACGGCGAGGACCATATTTATGACGAGTGCCGGTATATGTGCATGGAATACCCGGTGGCGCAGACCATCCGCATCCCGGCGGCGGTGAAGCCGTACAGCCCTCTGGATGCGGACGAGCCGGAGGACCGGGATTACGCATGGTTTCGGAAATACTGATGGAGGACGTATGGACAGACAGGACTTATTCAATAAGGCAATGGGCATGGGGCTTGGCAGTCTCATGCCTCAGCTGCAGCCGCAGCCCGCAGGACAGATGGCCACCGGCGATGCAATCAGGGTGGATGACATCCGCAAGGCGGCGGAGACGGTGCGGAAGTACAAGGACGGCAAGAGCCTGCTGGAAAACCGTCTGAAAGAGGATGAGCTGTGGTATCGGGTGCGGCACTGGGAAGCGGTGCGGAAGAAGTTCAACCCGGATGTGCCGGAGCCGTCCTCCGCATGGCTGTTCAACGCCATTACCAACAAACACGCCGACGCTATGGACAACTACCCGGAGCCGAACGTGCTTCCGAGAGAGGCAGGAGACCAGCAGGAGGCCAAGAAGCTGTCCTCCATTCTCCCCTGCGTCATGGAGGCGGCGGAGTTTGAGGAAGCGTATGCAGATGCCTGGTGGGGCAAGCTGAAGCACGGTACCGGCGCGTATTTCGTCGGGTGGGACCCAGAGAAGGAAAATGGGCTGGGCGACATTGATATTCACGATCTTGACCTGCTGGACGTTTACTGGGAGCCGGGGATCAAGAACATTCAGCAGAGCCGGAACCTGTTTATCGCAGGCGTGGCGGAGACGGCGGATTTGGAAGCGCGGTTCCCTCAGTATAAGGGCAAGCTGGAAACGGCCACGCCGGATGACTACGCTTACTCCTACGATCCCAACGTGGACTGGACGGGGAAGTGCCTGGTGTGGGACTGGTACTACAAGAAGAAGGACCTGACCGGTAAGACACTGCTGCATTACTGCAAGTTCTCCGGGGACTGCATCCTGTATGCCAGTGAGAATGATGCCAACTATGCTGAGCGGGGCTATTATGACCACGGTCTGTATCCGGTGGTATTTGACACCATGTTCCCGGAAGCGGGGACGCCGTATGGGTTCGGCATGATCGCCATTTGCAAGAATCCCCAGCTTTACATCGACAAGCTGGGCCAGAACATTCTGGAGCGGAGCCTGCTTGGCACCAAGACCCGGTATCTGACATCCGATCAGGCAGGCATCAATGAAGATGAGCTGAAAGACGCAAACTGCGCCATCGTGCATAGCGCGTTGCCGAGACTGGACAGCGATCATTTACAGCCCATCGTGCCGCCCTCTCTGGAGGGGAACTACATCGACGTCTATCAGCTAAAAGTGGACGAAATGAAGGAGACCAGCGCCAACCGGGACATGAACAGCGGCGGGACCTCCGGCGTGACGGCGGCTGCGGCCATCGCGGCGCTGCAGGAGTCCGGCAACAAGGTGAGCCGCGACATGATCCAGGGCAGCTACCGGGCATACCGGAAGGTGTGTTCTCTGGTGATCGAGCTGATCCGGCAGTTTTATACGGAGACCCGCACCTTCCGCATTTTAGGCGAGGGCGGGCAGATGGAGTTTGTGGACTTCAACAACGCTGGGATGCAGGACCAGCCGGTGGTAATGCCGGGGAATGCGGCGCAGATGTTTCGGCGTCCTGTGTTCGACTTGAAGATCAGACCCCAGAAGCGCAGCCCCTTCACCATTGAAGCCCAGTATGAGCGGGCAAAGGAGCTGTACGGACTTGGATTCTTCAATCCGGAGAACGCCCAGCAGAGCATCATTGCCCTGTCCATGATGGACTTTGAGGGTAAGGAGCAAATTTTGCAGCAGGTGCAGCAGGGGCAGACGCTGTTGAATGTGGTGCAGCAGCTTCAGCAGCAGTTGGCCATGTTCCAGGCGGCGGCAGGCATGAGCGTGGAGCAGCCGGGATACCAGAGCCAGACCGGACAGAGCGGCGGTCCGACCATTGCACAGGCCCGCCAGGATGCCATCAGCGCCAACAAGAAGAGCTACGGTGAACGGCTGGCTGAGAGGAGCAGGGCATGACCCACGTTTACGCCAGCCGACAGGGAGACCGGTTCCGGCTGAAATGCCAGGGCCATGCCGACTACGCGGAGAGCGGGAAGGACGTGGTATGTGCCGCCGTCTCCGCGATCTGCCAGACGCTTTACCTTTGGTGCAAAAACACCGGTGGCGTGGCGGTAGAGGATGAGACCATGGGACCGGGCGTATTCATGCTGACGGCCAGAGGACCCTGCGGGGAGCCGTGGAAGGCTGCCGTGCTGGGGCTGATGAGTTTAGAGGCGGGATACCCCGCCCATATACGGGTGGATGCCCGGAAATTTGATTTGTGTTCCAAGCTGCAAACGCGGCAAGAATGATAAAGGAGCAAGCGTATGAAAAACATTTTTGTCAAGGCAATGTGCCTGTTTCTGTTTGACGGCGGCGCTTCCGGGGCGTCCGGCGGAGCAGGAGAGGGCGGAGCCGAGACGGGCGGGACCAATGGCGGGCCTGACGTCGCCCAGCAGGCCAAGACGGGCGAGGTAGTCTACGGAAAGCAGACTGCGGCTCCTGACGCCGGGGAGCAAGACAAACGCGCATCCTTCAAGGATTTGATCAACGGTGACTATAAGGCGGACTTCGACGCCGAGGTACAGCGGATCGTAGGCGAACGGCTGAAAAAGGTAAAGGACCAGGGCCGCATCGTGGCGGATCAGGGCAAGGCACTGAACGCACAGCAGCCCATTCTGGACGCCCTGTCGCTTCGCTACGGCACAGCACCCGGCGACATTGAAGCACTGCGGTCGGCGGTGGATCGGGACAATTCTCTCTGGGAGCAGGCTGCGGAGGAAGCCGGTATGAGCGTAGAGCAGTACCGGCAGTATCAGCAGATGCAGCAGGAGAACGCACGGCTGCGAGCAGCGCAGGATGACTATTACGCCCGTCAGCGCAGCGAACAGCAGCTGCACTCGTGGATGGATCAGGCGGAGGCCATGAAGCAGGACCCCCTGCTGGCAGACTTCGACCTGCCCACCGAGATCAACACCAACCCCGATTTCCTCGCCTTGCTGCAAAGAGGCGTCAGCGTGGAGCAGGCATACAAGGTCCTGCACATGGATGACTTTCTCAGCAAGGCCACGGCACAGGCGGAGAAGGCCGTAACGGACAATATCCGCGCCAGAGGGGCAAGACCGCAAGAGAACGGAGCCGCGCCCAAGAGCGCCGTTGTTGTGAAGGATGATGTTTCCAAACTGACCCCGGCAGACCGGGCGGAGAT